GCTGCAGAGTTTGATCTAACTTACACGATGCGTTCCGTTGGTGAATATATGCGAGAGCAAAAACAACGTAAAGAATTACTGCTTTTTAATTATGGAATTGAAGGACTGGTTAAACTCGATCAATCAAACGAAGAATCATTTGATTGACGAAGACCCTTCACTTGAGAAGGAATATGCTCCATATATTATTAATCGTTGTTTTTCTGGACATATTGATGCAATTATGTTCTCCAACGAAATGAATAGGTATCATTCTTTACCTAAAAAGTTGCAATATGACTTTTATATAAATAGTCTGAGGAAAAAGAAGAGATTTTCTCCCTGGCTCCGACAAGATAAAATCAAAGACCTTGATTATGTTAAACGTTACTATGGTTATAGTAATGAAAAGGCAAAACAAGCTTTGAGGATTCTTACAAAAGAACAACTTACTTTTATAAAATCAAAATTTGAAACTGGAGGAACAAAATGAGTGTCGTTCAAGAACCTGAAGTGAAGTGGACGCCCGACCAAATGGTGGAAGTTATTCTTAATGAACCTGATGACTTTTTGAAGGTTCGTGAGACTTTGACCCGTATCGGAGTTGCATCGCGTAAAGAAAAGAAAATCTATCAATCTTGCCATATTCTTCATAAGCAAGGTAGATACTACCTTGTTCATTTTAAAGAATTGTTTGCTCTCGATGGTAAACATGCAAATTTGACTGTGAATGATGTTCAACGTCGCAATCGTATTGCCCAACTTCTTGCGGATTGGGGTTTGATTTCAATTGTTGATGTTGCCAAAATTCAAGATATTGCTCCTTTGAACCAGATTAAGGTTCTTGCTTATAAAGATAAAGGAGATTGGATTTTAGAAACTAAGTATAATATTGGTAAAAAGGGTAAAGTACAAGAAACCGAATGATAAAGTGCGGGTTTTACGACCCGCTTTTTTATTGAAAGTATTATAATTAATAATGGATGCCTTCGGGGTCCACAAAACACAAACTCGCTTTTAAAGGAGCTACCATAATGACTAATCTTGCGACTTCAAGATTTAATTCTGCAGATCTTCCTGCTCTGATGGAGAGGATCAGTAAGTATAGTATTGGAATGGATGAATACTTTGATCGTATTTTCCACCTTCACGAAACTACAACCAACTACCCCCCTTACAATCTAGTTCAAGTTAGTAATGTAGAATCACGACTTGAACTTGCTCTTGCCGGATTCAAGAAAAAAGAAGTTTATGTCTATACACAAGATGGTAAACTCTTTGTTGAAGGACAAAAAGAAGATAAAGAAACGGAGTCCAACTATCTCCACAAAGGTTTGGCTCAACGGAGTTTTAAGAGAGCGTGGACACTCTCCGATGATACTGAAGTTAGATCAGTTGATATTGAGGATGGTCTTTTGACTGTTACTCTTGGTAGGATTGTTCCAGAGCATCATAAGCGCAAAGATTATCTATAAATATAATTGAATATCGTCGGCGCTATGCCACGGGAGGTAACTGGCAAAATCCAGTTAACGCCTCCCTTTTTTAATGCTTAAATGTAAGGATCAATGGGAGGTGAGGAACTTGACGCCTTCCCCTTTTCTTGCTATAATACGAGTGCAAAGGAATAATTTAGTATGTCCATTAGATTAGCGTTATTGAAAACGGGTGATACTATTATCGCTGATATGAAAGAACTCGTCATCAAAGAGGAAGTTCAAGGATATCTTTTATATCTTCCACATAAGATATCTGTATCAAAATCTGTTTTAATTACCGAAGAAAAAAATATTGAAAGTGGAGATGTTCCAGTAGAAGTAACATTGTCTCCTTGGATGTTACTGAGTGCTGACCGAAAAATTGCAATTACGCATGATTGGGTAGTAACTGTTGTTAATCCTCTTGATACAGTTATTGACATCTATAAGGAAAAAATTAGTGGTCTTGTTGAGCAAGAATTTGATCAACTAGGTTTTCCTGATGTTGGGGATACCGAATTAGATAATAACAATAGTATATTTAAAACAACTTACGATGAACCAAACTCAGACGCAGACGCAGATTCAGAATCTGAAGACTCTTATATTGAATAATAATACATATCTTGTTTCTATTGTTGAAGAAGTTTATGCTGAACTTGGAGAACCTAATTGCAAGTTAATTAATCCATATGAAATACTAAAAGAAGAAATTACTTCTAATATTTCTTTAAAAGTTTGGCCAGATTACACACCACAAAGAGCAATTATGATCAGTTCTGAACATATTTTAACTCTTGTTGAACCTTCGGAAAAAATTATTACCAAATACCTTGAACTAACTGCCGAATGAGATTTTATACTAACGTTCAAATGGTCGGGGACAACTTTCTTGTCCGTGGTTATGAAGATGGAAGACATTTCATGACCCGTGAGAAGTTCAACCCGACTCTTTTTGTCCCTGCGAATAAAAAAACTAAATACCAAACTTTAAATGGAGAATATGTAGAATCAGTTCAACCTGGATCTGTACGTGACTGTAGGGAGTTCGTTAAAAAATATGAGAATGTAGAAAACTTTAAAATCTTCGGAAATACGCAATACATCTATCAGTATATTTCTGATATGTATCCTGAAGAAGAATTGAAGTTTGACATTAATAAGATTAAAGTAACTACGATTGATATTGAGGTTGCTTCTGAAAATGGATTCCCCGATGTAGAATCTGCTGCTGAAGAAGTTCTTTTGATTACCGTCCAGGATTATTCTTCAAAGCAAATTCATACTTGGGGTAAAGGACCTTTTCAAAACAAACAGAAGAATGTAAACTATCGTTCTTTTTCTACAGAGTATGATCTCTTAAACGATTTCATTAATTGGTGGATGATTGAATCCAACACTCCTGAAGTTGTGACTGGATGGAATAGCAAACTGTACGATATTCCATACCTTGTTCGTAGAATTGATAGGGTTCTCGGTGAGAAACTCATGAAGCGTTTATCACCATGGGGTCTTGTTACTGAAGATGAAACTTATATCTCTGGACGTAAGCATCTTTGTTATGATATTGGTGGAATCTCACAGTTAGACTATCTTGATCTTTATAAGAAATTTACTTATAAGGCACAGGAATCTTATCGCCTGGATTATATTGCTGAAGTTGAACTCAAGCAGAAGAAACTGGATCACTCCGAGTTTGATACGTTCAAAGATTTCTATACCAAAGGTTGGCAGAAGTTTGTAGAGTACAACATCAAGGACGTGGAACTTGTTGACCGTTTGGAAGACAAGATGAAACTGATTGAACTTGCTCTTACGATGGCATATGACGCTAAAGCAAACTATGAGGATGTGTTTTCTCAAGTTCGCATGTGGGATACAATCATCTACAACTATCTGAAGAAACGGAATATTGTTATTCCTCCCAAAGAACGTTCTGATAAAGATTCCAAGTATGAGGGTGCTTACGTTAAGGAACCAATTCCTGGAATGTATGAATGGGTTGTGAGTTTTGACCTTAACTCGCTGTATCCTCACTTGATCATGCAGTACAACATCTCCCCAGAAACTCTTTTGGAAGAAAGGCATCCAACTGTAACTGTAGACAAAATTCTGAATAAAGATCTCACATTTGAACTTTATAAAGACTATGCAGTGTGTGCAAACGGGGCGATGTATCGTAAAGATATTCGCGGATTCCTTCCAGAGTTGATGGAGAAGATCTATAATGAACGTGTGATCTTTAAAAAGAAAATGCTTGCGGCAGAGCAAGAATACGAAAAGACCAAGAATAAAGAATTGGTTAAAGAGATTTCTCGCTGCAATAATATCCAGATGGCACGTAAGATTCAATTGAACTCTGCTTATGGTGCGATTGGTAATCAGTATTTTCGTTACTTTAAACTTGCAAATGCTGAAGCAATTACTTTGTCTGGTCAAGTTTCAATTAACTGGATTATGAACAAGGTAAATACTTACTTAAACAAGATTCTTAAGAGCACAGATGTTGATTACGTTATTGCTTCGGATACTGATTCTCTTTATGTTAATATGGGTCCTTTGGTTGAAAAGGTATTCAAAGGAAGAGAGAAAACTACTCAAGGCGTTGTTTCGTTCCTTGATAAGGTCTGTCAAGTGGAATTTGAAAAGTATATTGAAAGTTCTTACAAAGAATTGGCAGAATACGTAAATGCTTATGAGCAAAAAATGATCATGAAGCGTGAATGTATTGCTGAACGTGGTATTTGGACTGCAAAGAAGCGGTACATTTTAAGTGTATGGGATAGTGAAGGTGTTCGTTATGAGGAATCTAAACTAAAAATTAAAGGTATTGAAGCAATTAAATCTTCTACTCCTGCACCTTGTCGTAAGATGCTGAAAGAATCTTTTAATATCTTAATGAGTGGCACTGAAGATGACATGATTCATTTTATTGATAAGTGTCGGGAAGAGTTTAAATCTCTTCCTCCAGAGCAAATTGCATTTCCTAGAACTGCTTCTGATGTTCGTAAATATCATTCATCTTCCAGTATCTACGCTCCTAAAACTCCGATTCAAGTTCGTGGTGCCTTATTATTCAACCATTACGTAAAACAGAAAAATCTTACCAATAAGTATTCACTGATTAATAATGGTGAAAAAGTTAAGTTCTTATTTTTGAAGAAACCAAATATAATTCAGGAAAATGTGATTTCTTTCATTCAACAGTTTCCTACAGAACTTGGTCTTGACAGATATATTGATTATGAACTACAATTCGAAAAGGCATTCTTGGATCCACTCAAAACAATTCTGAATATTATTGGGTGGAAAGAAGAAAAGACTGCAAACCTTGAATCATTTTTTTTCTGATGGATTTACCTATTAACGACGAAGAACTAAACACTATTATTAGTGCATTGACTTTGGGTGGAGATACTGCACTTTATCAAAAATTAAAGTTAGTTAAGCATCTTAAAGAACAAGGTTTGCCTTATAAGAAAATACTTCGTGAAGAGTATGGTATGGTAGCATGATAAAATTACCAATAACCGATAAAGAATTTATTATTATTATGGAATTATTGGAAAAGCATCAAGACAAGCATAAAGACCTGTATGCAAAATTATGGTCGTTTAAATTTCAGAGGAATGCAAAAAATGGATTTTCTTAAAGATATTGTAAAAGAAATTGGTGGCGAGTATACACAACTTGCTTCTGATATTGATGAGACTGAGACTTATGTTGACACAGGTTCATACGTTTTTAATGCACTGGTTTCAGGTAGTATATTTGGCGGTGTATCTGGGAATAAGATTACTGCTATTGCTGGAGAGTCTAGTACTGG